GTCTCACGTTGAGAAGATCATCAAAGGAAGTAAAAGGCAGACTACAAGACGACCTAGAGTACATCCGCCCAGAGAAGGGGACATGGTGCAGCTATACTTCATGTCGAGGATGACCGGGAAATATAGTAATAAGTTGAAGAGCTGGGGAACGGAGGACTGGATAGTAATAAAGTGGGTGCCTGGTAGTAATTGGATTGTCGATGAGGAGGCACTATGAATCGAATCTGCTATCGCTGCAAAGCGGTATTTGAATTCTCCTCAAGTCGTTTCGGTGTATGTATTGGTGCTGGGATGTATATTTGTCCTGCATGCTGCCAGAAGGCCTGCATAGAAGTAATACGCAAGTACAAAGCGAGGCTGTCAGCATGAGCGTAGATGTGGATTTCTCGGATAGAAAAAGGTCCAGGTCTAACACAAAATCCGGACGTTTTTACCTTTGGGACTACCAGCATAATTATTTGGTAGAGAAGGGGGGACGGTACGTTCTCGCTGTCATGGAAGGAGACCAGATAATTCATACCAGGATGGTCCTAGCGTCTCGGCTGTCTCTCGGGTTTGACGGATGCATGACTTTGACCTCGAGGACCGTGTTTCGAGCCCTTGGAGCGTGTTGCTGATGGCATACGAAGGAAAATTATTAGACGTCGAATGGAAGGAAGCTCCTGGGCATCCTGGTCTATCTTACGCTGAAGATGGTGGTTACATAGTCCTGAAATATTTCAGGACTTACGTAGTCACGGACTGGGAAAAGGTTGAGCAGGTAATCGATATAAAAAACCAGCCGTGCGGCAAGACTCGAAAACCTAACCCTGCATCCGTGAAAAGATGTTTAAAAAACCTTGTCGGTGAACCGGCTAACGCAAATAAAATTAATGCTGCAAGGTTGTTTATCAGGCTGGTCACTGAAGGGGCAATTAAAAAAGAAGAGGTGTGTTGATATGAGCACCTTTCCACTCTTTTCTAAACTCCTCTCGTGGCTCCGTACACTGGAAGAAAATATACGATTTCGTATAATCTACCAGCTTGACAAGTTAGACAAGTGGTGCTGGGCAGATCTTGTGATGTGGGCTCTAAGATACAGGCCATTCGATGAAGTAGGCCCTGTAAGACAGTGTCTACGGCACGATGGTCCGTACTGTGGAAAATGTGAAAAGTTCATTCCTCCGGAGGGGAGATCAGAGAACCTGAATCATCCTGTATAGGACTATGAGAAAAGAATGTACGTGGAAAAAATCGAGGTGATTGAGGCATGAAACAGCTTGAGTCCCTACATTCAAATTGTAGAACGTGTCCACGCCTCGGTGATTGTTCAGGCTGCTATATCGTTCGCTGTACGCGCTGTGGAAAGCCATACAGGTCTCAGAGTCCCGTTGCCGGACTTTGCTCAAGGGAGTGTGATATCGAAGCTGCGAAGGCCGCCAGAGCTGCAAGAGAAGTGCCTGCAGGGGTGAGCTGGTGAGTGCTAAAAGTCATATAATTACCAATCGCAAGGCTGGTAGTATGAAAATCTATGTCGGTGGAGTGGGAAAAATCACCTACATAAAGCATATGCTCAAGAAAGGGGTTGGGATGTGCGTTCCAGCAAATCAATGGAGATATCCAAAACGTGGAATCCACTGGTTCCTGGACAATGGTGCGTATTCCGCTTTCACACAAGGAGCTCCATTCGATTCAAGAAAGTTTTTAACGTCGATTGAAAAGATAGAATCGTGCTGGCGAGTTCCCGACTTCATTGTCTGCCCTGATATTGTGGCTGCAGGGAAAAAATCTTTACGATTTTCCCTGTCCTGGTACGATAAGATCCCGGCTGGATGCACAGTATACATTGCTGTCCAGGATGGCGTGAGTCCAAGAGACATAATAGAGCATGTCTTACTTTTTGATGGTATTTTTGTTGGTGGGACTTTGAAATGGAAGTTTGCGACTATGAAAGAATGGGTGGAGTTTGCTCATTCACACGACATACCTTGTCATGTAGGAAGAATTGGGGGGTTCAGACGGCTAGTCCAGGCGAGAGAATATAAGGTGGATAGTGTAGACAGCTCGACATTTGTGCAGAAAGACAGCACAGGGCCGTTTGGACAATGGGGGGGATTCCGCAGAATAGAGGCTTATGAAAAACAGACGGTGTTGATATGACACATCTTCCTGTCCGCAAAAAGTGTCTATCTTGCTGCTGTCATCCAGAAGGCTGTCAGTGTTTTATAGGTGAAAACAGCCTGATTGTGAAGAAGAAGACAAGGGTGATGGTGTGTGCCTTTAATATTTAGTTTTTTAGAAGGAGGGTTTTAATGAATTATACAAATCGATACAAAATAGTATTCCCTGCCTTCTTAGTTTTAACGAGACCTTTTACCTCTAATTCATTTAGCCGGTCCTTTACATACCGTGAGTCTACCTGTTCTTCTTTTGGTAGGTTTTCGTTTATCTTATCTTTTACCAGAGAAGCAGGGATGAAGGCATCTTCTATTGCCTTATGTAGACCAGTTAATACTTCATCATCTGATTTCTTTTGCGCTGCTGCCATACAAACTCTGTGTAATACATTATTTTTCATGTATATATGTTTTATGCAACTAGTTACTTGTAACGATAACGTTATATACAACACGTTCCATATAACGATATACCAAGGTGATTTACTATGATTCTAAAAAACCAAACTAAATTTTTAAAGATTGTTAAGCCTGTAATTTTGAGATTGTCTATAGGAGGTGGGTGAAATGTAACTATACGTATACATACGTACGTATAAAACCCCCTATACCCCCCAAAAACAGTATACGGCTGAACGTTCAGCCTGTTAACATGAGCCTAGGCTCTTTTTTTTACGTATACATACGTACGTATGGATACGTATAGGCTGAACAAGCAACCCCTATAGATCCTCGCTAAAAAATAACAAAATAACCTGTTGAAAAAAGAAGGGATAAACATTCCAGCAAAGTTGAGTTTTACGGACAAAGTAACAACAAATATGGATTTAGAGCTCAAGGCAGCTTTTCAGTCTCTACAATTTCTTCACAAAAAAGACTTCAGGGCTGCAGTTGAACGCGGAGCTCTTGAATTTATAGCTGAAGTAGATCCAGAAAAAGCGCTCGAGCTGGAAATATCCCTTCTCGAAAAACAAGTTATGGAGAAAAGAGAAGCACTGGCTCAATACAGGGTGATTAAAAATTCCAACGCACAACTTAAACAGGTAAAGAAGAATGAAGATCCTTCTCTCGAGAGAATGAGACTTGAAAAATTCGAGAAATGGAAAGAGTCCCTGGTAATACAGGTCAGTAATGGGAAAATTGACTGGAAAACGAACATGACGCTATTCATGTTCGATTCCATTCCTGAAACCAGGGACTGGATCCTTACTAAATTACAGGAGGCTGAACTCCTTGAGTAAAGACGAAGAAACTAAACACGCTCAAAAGATAAAAAAGTTTTTCAATTCATACTGCTTGAACGATATACTTGAACTCGCAACCTATTATCCTGATGAGAAAAGCCTATATATTAATTTCATCAACATTGAAAAATTCGACAGGGACCTTGCAAAAAAACTCCTTGACAACCCAGGAGAAATTATTCCGGAATTTGAGTGCAACTTAAGAGAATTCGATCTCCCTATTTACAAAAAGTTTCAGGACGTTCACGTCAGGATCCTGAACGTACCTTCAAGAGTGGCTATAGGAGAGCTTAGAAGCAATCACCTGGGGAAGCTAATCTCTATAGAAGGTATGGTCAGGAAATCTACAGAGGTAAGACCGAGAGTCACAAAGGCAGCTTTCCAGTGCCTGAGATGTGGCTATATTACTTACGTGGAGCAGAACAGCTTCAAATTCGAAGAACCCTTTGCAGGATGCGAGAACGAAACATGCGGGAAGAAAGGTCCATTCAAACTACGAATGGAAGAGTCCACTTTCGTTGATGCACAGAAGCTGCAGATCCAGGAACCTCCGGAGGACCTAAGGGGAACACAGGCACAGAGTCTTGACGTGGATGCAGAGAACGACCTAACAGGCATGTTAATCCCGGGAGAACGAGTAATCCTTACAGGAATCCTGAAGAGCAGACAAAGAACTCTCCGGGACGGAAAATCCCCTTATTATGATTTATTTCTCGATGTCAACTCCATTGAGCGCATGGGTACAGCTTTCGACGAAATCGAAATTACCCTGGAAGACGAAGAGAAAATTATTGCGCTTGCAAACGACCCAACAGTCTATGATAAGGTCATTGCCTCAATTGCTCCTCTTATATACGGATTGGAAGACGTAAAGGAAGCTACTATCCTGCAACTCTTCTCAGGCGTTCCAAAGACAGCTCCGGACGGATCATACCTCAGGGGCGATATCCATATACTCTGTGTAGGGGACCCTTCAAAGGCCAAAACAAAACTCATGAAATCAAGCCAGGCAAGGAGCCCTAGAGCAGTATTCACCTCCGGAAAAGCGACGACTGCAGGAGGACTTACGGCCATTGTAACCAAAGACGAGAAGTTTGGTGAGGGTAGGTGGACAGTCGAAGGTGGAGCTCTCGTGATGGCTGATAAGGGTGTTGCTTTCGTGGACGAGGCAGATAAGATGCGCCAGGGGGACAGAGATGCCCTACACGAGGCAATGGAGCAACAGGAAATCAACCTCGCAAAGGCTGGCATCATTGCAACCCTGAAAACTCGTACTGCAGTATTCATGGCATCAAACCCTAAGTATGGAAAGTTCGATCAGTACGAAGGCCTTGCGGATCAGATCAATATGCCTCCATCTCTCCTGTCAAGATTCGACCTTATTTTTGTCCTACTAGACACTCCTAATGAGGTAGAGGACGCCAGGGTATCAGAGCACGTCTTAGGGACTCATACTGCAGGGGAGATGCAGCAACAGCGTGAAATGGTATCAGAATCCGCGGTCACAAAAGAAGAGCTTACAAAAGCTTCGGCTCATGCCAGGCCGGAGATATCCCCGGAGCTTTTCCGGAAACATGTCGCGTATGCCAGGAGGCACATCTTCCCTGTCATGGATACAGAGGCTATGAGTCATATCCACTGCTTTTATCTCGAGCTAAGGAAAGCAGGCCATCAAAGCAAAACAAAATCAATCCCTATCACTACCAGACAGGAAGAGGCTATGGTGAGGCTCGCAGAAGCGTCTGCAAGGGTTAGGTTAAGCCAGCGTGTTACAATCGACGATGCAAAACGCGCTACCAGGCTCATGTTGAACTGCCTCAGGACAGTAGGCATAGATCCTCAGACAGGAGAGATCGACGCATCCGTCCTTAACTCAGGGGTCTCAAAGAGCCAGAGGGACCTCATAAGGATGGTAAGGGAGGTACTCCAGGAGCGCAGCAAGAAGTATACCACAGGAAAGGTACCTATCCAGGACCTCTACAACGAAGCCGAGCAGCACGGCTTCCAGAAAGAAAGAGTTGATTTCACTCTTAAGAAAATGGCATCAAAAGGAGACGTCCTGATGTGGGGCAAAGAACACGTCAAACTAATGATTTGAGGAATAATGACCCCTGAAGAACTGTCTGAACTTGAAAAGCAGTTCGATGCTGACACAGACGAACTGCTCAATAAAATATGTGATACTTTCCACGATGAACTTAAATCAGTAGCCGAAAAGTGGGGATCAATAATAATATCTTTAAATCTAAAAATTATCGAAGAATTTAAAGAATAAATACTACTCGGGTTGGGGATTAATGAACTGGAATGGCCAAAAGTTCAACATATCGGTAACGGAGATGAGAACGAGTGAGTAGAGTGTCATCCGATCATATTAACGATTTAAAAAACCTTTGTACAGATCTTGATAATGAACTTATAAAAGCATTTAAAGAAATAGAATCTTTACAAAAAAACATTGCAGACGAACAAACTCAAATAATTACATTATTCCAAAAAGTTTCAATCGTTAACGCTGAAAAAGAGAGAGTACATAGGATTTATAACATTCGGTATAATCAATGGGATTCAGAAGAATAACCAATTTATTTTTTTCTAAAAAGTTGTTAACAGCGTTAACATAATAAAAATAAAAAAAACAAATATAATACCGAGGTCCCCATGGCAGCAGTCCGGAAAAAAACAAAGCCTAAAAAACGGGTTAACAAAAGTAAAGTTTTTTTATGGACTGAAAAGCGTAAGGCCGCTGCATTACTGCTATCAACAGGCACTAAAACACAGCGAGAAGTTTGTGTCGAAATTAACATCACTGAAAAAACGATGTGTGAATGGAGAAAACATCCAGAGTTCCTGGAAGAAATCGACAGGCTAACCCTAAAAAACGAACTTGCAACCAGGGCAGGCCTTCTTAGGGAAGCTATTAAAGGACTCAGGATAAAAGAAAAACACATTGAAGAAGACAAGAATACTCACCTTCATTACCTACACGAGATAGCTGACCTGCAAGGGCTTCTGAAACAAAAGGTGGATCTGGAAGGGAACCTGAACCACTCTGAGGAAGTCGTGATTTATATTCCGGACAACGGGCGGGACGAAACCAAAAATGAAGAAGAGTAATCCCCCAGAAAAAAAGAAAAAAGAGATCCGTCCTCAACCAGGACCTCAGGAACTCTTCTTATCATCCTCAGCTGATATAATCATATACGGAGGCAGTGCCGGGGGTGGTAAGTCGTGGGGACTGCTCCTCGAACCTCTCAGGCACATCAAGAAGAAAGGATTTACATCTACTATTTTTCGAAGAACGTATCCTCAAATAACTAACGAAGGTGGGCTCTGGCACACTTCACTTGAAGTATACCCATACGCAGGCGGGAAGCCAAGGGAAGCAGATCTTCGTTGGAAATTCCCTTCCGGAAATTCTATCAAATTTGCTCACCTTGAGCACGAGAAGTCAAAGCTCGAATATCAGGGAGCTGAAATCTGCTACATCGGTTTTGACGAGCTCACACACTTTTCTGAAAGTTCTTTCTTCTACCTCCTCAGTAGGAACCGCTCAACCTGTGGTGTCAAACCTTATGTCAGAGCTACATGCAACCCTGATCCGGACAGCTGGGTTGCAGACTTCATTGCCTGGTGGATCGACCCGGACACAGGATATGCGATTCCAGAACGCTCCGGAGTAATCAGGTACTTCGTACGGCATGGAGATACTATACACTGGGGTGATACCCCAGAGGACCTGTGGGATCAGGTACAAAACATCATTCCGGAAACAGACTTTCATCCTACATCTTTTACCTTCATTGCAGCCAAGCTTGAGGACAATCCTGCTCTCACGGAGAAAGATCCTGGATACAGAGGCAGGCTGCTGTCGTTGCCTCTTGTAGACCGCGAGAGGTTGTTAGGCGGGAACTGGAAGATACGGTATCAAGCTGGAACGATGTTCAAGTACGAATACTTCAAAGTTGTCGGGGCCCGGGAGATACCCTGCGATCCTATGGACCTCAGACTTGTCAGATGGTGGGACGCAGCTGCAACTGCTCAATCAAAGGACTCGTCAAATCCTGACTGGTGCTCTGGGGTACTCATGGCCACTTACAAGGGAGAATATTTCATCATGGATGTGCAGCACTTCCGGGAGAATCCTGCAGGTGTCTACAAGAGGATTGAATCTACACGAGATATCGACGGCAAGAAAGTAGACATCGGTATGGAGCAGGAAGGCGGTAGTGCAGCAAAGAGGGAGATCGACACTCTCAAAAAGACTATGTTCGAGGGCTATTCATTCCGGGGAGAGACCAGTTCAGGAAGCAAGGTTGTCCGGGCAAAGCTGTTCTCCTCGGCGTGTGAGAATGGATTGGTCTATCTTGTCAGAGGATCCTGGAATCATGAATTTGTATCAGAGCTTGTTAACTTCCCGGATCCAAAGTTCCACGACGATCAGGTGGACAGTGCAGCTGCAGCGTTCAATTATCTTTCCGGAAAAAGTTCATCAAAAATTGAAGATTATCTTGGACTTTACCAAACAAAACCAAAATAATTTATATATTCTAAACACACTATTAATCCTCCCTTAGCGGTGGGATTGGAATAATTACTCGCCCGTTTGGGTCTTGCGTTAATAGACCCGGCCTTTTCATCAATTTTCTTTGAAATAATTCAATTTTTTTCTCAAAAACACATACATTTTTATTCTTTTACACCGTTTTTACATTGTTAACACTGTTAACTTTAAAAACGTGCGGCAATCATTGTTGGCAGTGTTAGCATAAAAACGGCGGTGATCACTAACGGATTTGGCAGCAATCCAGGAAACTATCTATTTTGTATCAGGCATTACAGCGGCAATTCTCAGTGCGTATGGGGGCATGAAAGCATCAGGCAGGACTCTCTATCCAGTCAGGAAGATTGAGGCTGGTAAGGCTAAGATACAGGCCCTCACGGAATCTAACGTGGTCCTTGGTGAAGTGGCTGAAATAGTAAGTGAAATCTCAGCAGATGAACTCTCAGCAATGATTGAGAAGCAGAAAGACCTCGATGCAGCAAGTATTTCTCACGAACAGCAGGCCATTACCCTCGGTACGATGTTTCTCAATGCAATGAAAAAACAGTGATAAATTTGCATCGGAGAAAGTAAATGCCCACTATTCACGCAGCTGTCTCTACTCCTAAAATCCCTAAGCTCTATGCAGCTGTAGAACCGCTCAACCGCAAAAACCAGTCAGCTACAAAAGGGCCTTACATCAATTTTGACGAGACAAATCGGTTCACGCTGTATCAGCAGCTCTCTACCTGCAATCCTTACGTTTCTACTTCTCTCAATAAGCTCGGGCTTTCCCTGGTCAAGGGTATGACCTTCGATGCAACAAGCAAGCGGAACGCAAAAGAGTTCGAGGACTGGTCAAAGAAAAATAACTTCCTCAACCAGGTCCAGAGCCTTGCCAGGATCTTGTGCAGGGATGGGACATATGCAGCTCTCCCGATCAGCGGGGCACAGGGAGGGAACTTCAGACTTGCTCCCATGCTTATGCCTGCTCTTACGATCCTTCCTGAGGGCATCGAGCCTGGAGCAACGGTTGACGAGGTAATGATGCCAGGGGATGACGTTGAAAAGACGCGGTTCTGCTTGAATGAAGGTAACAAGCTCCAGAAAGTGTATGACTATTCTCAGGTCATCTATGGGGTCTACAACGAATGGGACTCTGTCCAGGAAGATATGAAAAAACGCAAGACCTACGGGCTGTACGGGTCCTCTCTCCTTGTTCCAATCATTCCTTCAATTCAAAACCTTCTCGATCTTGACCAGGGATACATGAACTACGTAAAAAAATATGGTAACGGTCGCTATGTAATCAATCTCAAAGCACTCGAGGAAGCAGTCAAACAGGGGATAATCACACCAGCTCAGGCTTCGGAGGCAGTGACAGCATTTTCAGAAGAACACAAGAACCTCTCTGAAAACGAGGATATGATAGGCGCAGGGCTGGAAGTGTTAACTCCGGATGCAAAGGGCAGCCTCGATACATCCAAGTTCAAGGAGTCACTGGAAACTGAAATTATGCTCGGATTGTTCCAGAGTCCTCTAACAATGGGGAAGGCAAGCGGAACGACCTATGCAAGCGGATATCTTGTAGAAGAAGACAGGATGCTCGTTTTAGAAGGCCTTCAGAGGATCATCGGGAGCATCACAAACCAGGCTATCAATACCAGGCTCAGAGCCATTGGAAAACCCGAAGATTCGGTCTGGGTGAAGTTTGACGAGCTCAGTAAGCCTATTCTAGACTTCGACACTCTTCTTGAGATGTGCAACACCGGCAAGATTACTGATGACGAACTGAGGCAGAGAGCAGGCTTTCCTGCAAACGACTGAAACTGAAAAGAAGGCGATGAAAAACGAAAATTGAATATATATTCTTATCAATTTTTATTCTGGTGTTAGGGTGTGGAGTTGTTGCGGCTACCCCCTTGATAGGGGATTATAACAACTACACCGGAAAACAAGTAAATGATACATATTCGTATTCCGGCAACCCTGAGTTTATTCATATTTCACTTTCTAACCTATCATATATCGACTCCGGAAACTATGCAAATACGTCCATGTATAAGTATCCGTTGACTGAATTTATAGGGGTTGGGTCATGGGGTTATGCCTCCCCCCTCTATACATTGCTAACAATAAACGACTGTCGAATACGGCAGACGGGTGAAATAAGGTATATAAAACTCAATTGTGCAGCAGCTTCCCATCTGACAGAATACCGGCTTATGATCTGGAGGGAATCGAAATCAGAATCAGGTTATTATGATCTCGTTTACGAGTCACCGAACCTGGCATCTCAGATATCAGACGGGATAAATACCGTATGGCTGAACGATTCCTCCGCAAATATAAAAGAAGGGGATTTCATCGGAGAGAAAATCAACGGCACAGTCGGGGATCAATTCAAAATGACATCAGCGGGGGAGATAGCAAGCAGATTCATTCCTGGATCCGTCAGTTCTCATCAGAACTGGGGTACTGCAAACTTCCTAACAGGAATAAACGTAATTGATGTCTACATGAAATCACCGGACGTCGTCTTCCTGGGAGATTCCATCTTTATGGGCTATCCGTATCACTACGGATACATCGGGGTTACAGCAAACTCCAATCCCAATACTACAATTGAAAGCTCTTTCTTTAACGCGTCTAATGCAACATATCAAAACATGGGTGTATATGGCGACAATACAACACAAATGAGGGCAAGGTTCGAAAAAGATGTTATCTCAATACATCCCGTGTCAGTAATTATCGAGGGCGGGGTGAACGACGTAAATCAGGGGATATCCAGCAATACAACACTTGACAATATTGAATACATGATCTTAAACGCGAAAGATGCGGGAATTGACGTATATCTCTTATTGATTCTTCCCTGGTCAGCTGCAACACAGGAACAGTCCGACGCGATAAACACACTCAACGAGCAGTATATCACGCTCGCGAATGAGTACGGAATCCAATATATTGATCTCAGGCCGGATGTGGGGACCTATAATTCAGGAACGTTGAAATGGAGTATAAAATCCGAGTACAATTATGACAATACTCATTTCAACTTGGCAGGTAATCAAAAACTTGGAAAAGAAATATTCGACAAGTGGGCTAATATTTCTATCAATGGAAATCACTGGAATTCAACAGCGAACAACCCTATAAACATTACAAATTCGACAACCCTGACTGTAAAAACAAACGTTCCAAATATGAACGCTGACATTTCAATCTATGTGTTTGACATAACGAAAAATAAAATATATGAGTTCCTGAATGCAGTACTGAACAGACTTCTTAATTTTAGATTACATCTTTGTGAGGTGCTAACCTGGCAGATATCCTAAAAAACGGCACGGCTCAAGTAGTTGTGTGCCCAATAGTTGACGATAACTATGCTCTTGTCACCGAAACTATAACCCCTACGTCTATCTATTGGATTGTAAACGGTGGGGCTGAAGTTGATCTACTTGCAGCCGGTGCAACTATGGAATATTCCGCAAATCTCGGAGGTCAAAAACTCACAATCCCAGCAGCTGCAATCACGGGCACTGGAAGATATTGCTTATGCATTCAGGGTACTGGGATCCAGAATTATAATCTGGATGGCCTTATAGTTCTTCCAGCCATCGCAGCTCCCACGACATCTGAAATCGTTACCGCAATAGACTCCGATATAATTGAAGGATCGTTCACGAGGATCCAGATAGAAAGGATAATAGCCGCAGTCCTTGCAGGGACGAGAGCAAATGCTGACAATGTGGATACATTCACGGGATTAGATGGATCCACGTCACGATTAGTTGCGTCTGTTTCTTCTACTGGCAGGACCATATCCACACGGGACGGGGACTAAATTGAGAACCGTTTCCCCAAATGAATTTTATGTCGGACAGGGAGACACAGAATCACTTCAAGCAAATCTACTGGATGGTTTAGCAGGGGTAGATATCGCAGGGTCTAGTATCACGTTTGTGATGAAAAACGACCTAGGAACGGTGCGACACGCTGTAGAATGCAATGGGGGAACCGCCGGAGGGGCATTCTCTATCCCACTAACCTCCGTAGAAACATCTATCCCCGGTCTGTTTTTATGGCAGGTCGTTGTTGATTTCCCTTCAGCCGGTTCTGATAACTTCTTCGGTTCGGGTTATTTTTCCGACAATTACTTAGGGAGTTTCTTCGGGGTATCAGCATCGGCTGGATCTACAGGACAGCAAACATTTCCTAATTTTGGATACGGCATAATGAAAATAGAGAAGGCGTTATAACCGGAACGTAAAATGAATACCCTACTTACATCTCCCGAGATTCACTCCTTGGAATCCAGGGTCGTCTCTCTTTTTGAACGAACTTTCAAAAAAGGAATCAAGGGGCAATCCGGACCAAAACTAAAGAAGTCAGTGAAAACTGCATTTTCTTCAAAAACTTTTGAAAAGCAGGTCAACTCTCTAATTGATGGCATCTATCTCTACACCATCGACTTCACTGACAAGCTGATCCAGAAATCCTTGAAAGCCGGCTTTCAGAGAAGCCCTACAAAGCGACATCTCAGTGCAGCTGAAGAGAATATACCTGAAGATCCTCTTATTCTAACCAGAGAGGCTGTCTCAGAAGCTTCAGGACTAGCTGACGAAGTAGTGGAGTCAATCATACAGGTCCTGAAGGATGAAGCGATCTATCAGGAACATCCAACAGTCCTTGCTCGCAGGATCCTGGACCTATGGGGTGGAGAAAGGTATAGAGCTGTCAGATGGGCAAGGACATTCTCAGCAGATGTGGCTACAAACACCAGCCTATATCACTTCAAGCAGCAGGGTATTGAAGAGTGTCAGTTCTATGCTCGGATAGATGGCAGGACTTCTCCTCAGTGTAGAACCCTTCATGGAACTGTATTCAGGACTGATTCTCCTGAAGCAAAACGTTACCGTTGTCCACTTCATCATAATTGTAGATCCGTTCTACTGGCAGTAACTTCTTTTTCAGAAATTGATGATTCCTTGAGGTATGAAAACCGGGACTTCACAAAGCAGGTAGATCAGAACTTCAAGGTCCTTGATGAAGGCATAGACGAGAAGGCCATGAAGAATATCTTCAAGGAAATTGACACTTTCAACGAGAAATGGGCAGTACCTTCGTGGATCCTTGACGAGGACGTGGAGAAGAGAATAGCAAAGCTCGGAGTTGAAGTCAAAGCCAAAGTGCCTAAGGGCAAAACACAAAATAAGGAAGATGACCCAGAAACGATAATAAGAGGCGTAGAGGAGAAGATCAAAAAGAGGAAAACAGAAAAGGCGTACATCTTCGATTCAAATGGAAATATCTTACTCGAGAAGGGCGGTACTAAGAACCGGGTTGCGTTCACAAAAGATGAAATACAGCTGTTCAAAGGATCTATTCTAACTCACAACCATCCAGGAGCAAGTTCGTTTTCCCCTCAAGATATTCAGACAGCATGTGCTAACTACTTGAAGGAAATCCGAGCAACAGGGACATTCAGAACATACACAATGAAAATGAAAGACGGCAGCAACATGTATCCCGATCTCTGGAAAGACAAGATGAGAGATGCTTATGTAGTCCATAATGCAGACGTTAGACGTGAGTTTTTAAGCAAGATTGACAAAGGTGAAATGAGTATTCAGGATGCAGAACTTCTCCATTTCCATGAAGTGTGGAGAAGAACAGCAAAGGATATAACAGAGTTAGATTATTCATTTATTGAGGAAAAGAAATGACAGGAATTGACGACAGTGAATTAGACGAAGTAATCTATAGTCCTACCTGTCTTCCTTGCAAACATTTTCACCGAGATTATTCTGAAACAGGTAAAAAGACATGTGATGCTTTTCCGGAAGAAATTCCCGACGAGATCTGGCGAGGCGACAACGATCATAAGAAGCCTTATCCTGGTGATCGCGGGATCCAGTTTGAAAAGATTTGATTCAAATCACCACCATATACACAACTACCTGAGCCCGAAGGTGTTCGTCCTATTAATTACGAAAATACGGTTGCAGGGTACAGCACTCACCTGCGTAAATATGTGCTTGGGGCAATGAAGGTTATTTCAATTTTTATCCTATATAGGAAAAGGCACTTATTCTTTATTTTCTTTTCAGTTTATAAACAAACCTTTTACTCCAGGCCTGCAGCGCAGCTGCAAAATTGATACAAAAAGGAAATATTTTATGGCAGGTTTTTTAGAAAAACTCAGAGAACTCTCCGATGAACTCACATCCCTAACTCCGGAGCAATTAAAAGAATGGTCTGATCAGATACTCAATGACTCAAAGAAACTTGTACCTATAAGGATGAACCGATCTGGCATGATGTTACCACCTGAAGAGTATGACAGACCAATAGACAAGTATCTTGATGAAACGTGGGGAAAAGAATTTTTCAGATAAATATTACTTGCAGTAATACACTAAACTTAGAGCTTTGTAATTATAAAAACCAATTTGCTACACGTTTCTTTTTTATTCAATTATATTTTCATTTATATTTCTAAAACATTCAATTTTGTAACACTTTGCCTGAAATGACTCAATTTTTAGGTATGTGTTTGTAAACACAATCGTTCTATATCATATAGGAATATACTTGTTTACAACTCTCACCGCCATATTAAACGTATAAGAAACATTGAGAAACACATAGGCAGTTTTCTTTAATGTCTACCGTTGCAGTTTTTAATCAAAAAAGAAATGTTCAGAAAAGGAAATATAAAAACACAATCATATTATAGCTTCATAATTCCAGTTGTCTTCATCGAGTCCAAAACAACGAATATTATTTTTGCATGAAAAACACTGTTTCAAGAGATATGTTTTTAAAACAATCTAATATCTATCCCTTCCCCACCTATCCACATAATGCAGATATCATATACTTTATCTGGATCATATAGGAGCGGAGTAGTTACAAACTCTTCATAAGGCCCAAGAAACTTAACTTCCTTTTCGAGCAATTTAGTATATTTTATCCATTTTATATTAAACTCATCCGCGAGCCAAGCAGGGGCATTTTCAGGATACACATCTGATTTTTTAAATTGGTATTTCCTTTTAATCTCTTCTGTAAGGGTTTTAAGCATTTCTAAATAACCTTTGGGATATCCATCGTCTGGCATTTTACGACCACCCATTTCTTAATTTTTTTGGACGTTTCTCTTTTTTACTTCAATTTTTTAATTCCTTTTCAAATTTCTGTAAATTCATCTGATCACGTTTTTCAGAAATTATCTCCATTTCCTCTCTTATTATCCTCTTTTCTTCTTCTTGAATCTGTAATCTGAGAACTTAAATTTTCTAACTTCTCCCTTATATCTAAAAGTTTATCTGACAGATCGTCATTAACTTTAATATCTACTTTAATATCTTTTAGATAAGAGGGGGTTAAATCTTCTTTATTCACAACTGGTTTTCCCATTAGGTCATATTCAGGCATATTAAACACCCTTCTTAATATTTAGTATCCTGTGTATTTCATCATCCACGAATTTTTCAGCTTCTAAATAGGTCTTATAAGAACGCATCTCTGCATATCCACTAAGTTAATGTCGTTTGATCTAAACTATTCGACGATCGGTTTCTTCATTTTCAGCTTTTCTCTGTGCATCACTTTTTTTATATTCTTTAATCAGTTTCATTTCTGCATCAATAATATGATTAGGTAATAATTCAGGATATCTAACGGTCTGCGAAATTTTCCACAACCTTTTCTTATTAAGATTTTCATCGCGTTCAACGTAAAAAAGTTCCATAACAGTACGCCCGCAGTCGCGATAAAATCTTATTTCTATTTCTTCCTTTAATTCACTTCTTAAATAATCATGTGGTAACCTTTCCATGTTTCCTCACCGCACTTGCTATTTTTCTAACGATCTTATATTTCATTACTTTTGAATATACCTTATCTGACCATATATGGCCTTCCAGAGCAAACACAGCTCCGATGAAGAACCACATACCTAACTTAACATCTGCTGCCTCAACGATTATCCATACCGGAGCTACCTGGATGAACGGGCCCCATGTGATATGATGCAGAACTTCTCGGTGACCATATCCACAGAATGGGGACCATGCAAAACCAAGTCCTACGAAATTCCATAGCTGAGTTACCTTGCTTTTCAGGCTGTCGAGGTCCGGAGTGATTACCATGGAATACGGAAGAACACCGGCCCAGAAAAGACTAATTTCAAAAAATTGGACGTGTTTTGAAAAGCAGAGCACTGAAAAAAGGAAAGCTAGGAAAATGTTAAAAATGATATGGTGTTCGTATTTCATTCAACCGAATTCCTATTATATTGTCCCAATCTCCTCGATCGCGCTCAGTACAGCTCTCACAGTCGCTCTGTCATACTCTTTGATGTTTTCTGGAAGTTCGGAATTCCCCCTGAAGATATCCATCTTCCTGAGGATTGCAAAGATAAAATACAGGGCATGATAGCCCAACACATTCTGATATCGTTTCACCCCTCTCACCAAAACAATTTAAATCCTATGGAAAGAAACACTTTCCATCCCATTAGGATATCTATAGAAATTCCATTCGTAGTTTTCTCCCATTTGTGTGCCTTCAAATTCTGTTTTAGAAATTCCTAGAGACGAATGATACACTCCATCATCAGCCAACAATTCCACATAATAGAGCCCGTTATTTACGTTCTCAACCTTTCCTACAAGTTCACCTTTATAATCTTGGTTAACTGTTACAGAGTTTCCATGTTCTTCCTCCTGTTCTCCGATTTGATACTCGGAATGTCTAGGGATCAGGTGTGTGGATACTGGATTACAAATGAGAGCAATTATAAATAATCCAATAAAAAATTTAATAAATTTCATAGCATCTCCTATAAAATTGAAGAGGGTCAATCCCCTCTTCGTATCTGCCAATCTTCAGGTACATTCAGCCAGTTGACGTCTTTTACCTTCGGCAGATCATAACTTCTTTTGCATTCTGTCAAAGTGTGGATATTAATTTTTTCATCAACATTCACAGGTCCATCTACTATTTTGTCAATTCCCGTACCTTCGCGGGTTCCACAAGGATTTACTGCTGTACCATCTTCAAACGCCACCAGGAAAAGCGGAGCTCTACAGTGGAAATATACCTTGAACTTGTGGGCTTCAATTCCAGCATCAGAGGCGTTTCTTATCAGCGTATTGGCAAAATCCTTCGACGTGTAGGTATTTGATAGAACCTGCTTTTCTGTCTGATCGTTTTTTAAAAAATTAATCACGTTCTCCGAAGAGGTTGCTGCTACCGAGTTGGCGAGCAGGGCCAATACAAAAAAACAAATAAATAAGTTAGTTATTGTTTTCATACTTTTCACCTTCTTGTATACATTACAATTAAACTCTTTAAATACATTGAAAACATTTAAATGTTTCTACTACCTTTAAAATATTGCTTTTTGTATGTGATTCTTCATTAATAATTTCGATTTAAATGTATACAAAAGGAAATAACTGCATTGCATGGATGTGAAAAGATTGTTGAAAAAAATACTCTTGTTCCTTATTTTAACATTGCTCTATATAGAGACCGCGTCAGCGGAAACTTTCTATGCAGAAGGATCAACAGGACAAGACATTCAAAATGTGTTAAATCAGTGTTTCCCAGGGGACACTGTTCACGTTTTTACGAGAACATATATTATTTCATCTCAGTTAGTTATACCGCAAGGAGTCACCCTAGAGGGCGAAGGATGGAATACTGTTCTCAAGTTAATGGATGATGCTCCCACCTCCACCTTCGGTAAACAGGTTCCGATAATTCTCGGAAATAGTCATATTACTATCTGCAATTTGAAAGAGGACCTTAACGCTGGTAATCAAAAATATGTGCCATGGAAATCCACTGGCATCCAAATGGGGATGGGTCATCATAACGGTATAGGCATCGGTTATGCAGATGACATCACAATACACGATGTCTGGATAGACAATGGGCTCGGGGACCATATCCGTCTAAGAAGCTGCACCAACGTTCATATATACAACTGCAAATTTTCCAAAGCAGGGCACGAAGACGTTTTTTTAATTCAGTGCTCAGACGCGGAAATCTACGATAATTACTTTATTCCTTATGATAATTCGGGCGCCAGGGTGTGGAGGGGCAATAACATTGCAATTTACAACAACGTTTTTGAAGGAAGCAATCTAGGTTGCCATGCCATCCAGATCCAGGATGACGATGGCACGATGTCAGGCATTGAAGTTTGTGGCAACATTATGAAGGATATACGAATTTCCGCAATGTGGATAGTTGACAAGAGCCACAATGACAGGGAAGAGTTGTGGATTCACGATAATGTGATCCAGGGATGTGGATGGGGTAAAAGTTGGGTTGCCGGTGGAATAGTTGCCTCTGGTTATGGAAACCTTGTTATTGAGGACAATGTTTTCGACGGGAATTATGGCGGGGCTGTAAGATTCAGGGAGTATAATGGTGCCTGGGGGTACGCTGCAACTGCTACCCTGCGAAACAATATCATAACCAATACTCACGAGTGGGAAAAGGTAGGATCCGAAGGCTACGGAATTATCAATGAAATCTCAGCGCAGGACGTAGTCACGGAAAACAACTGTTTTTATGCGAACATTGCCGGAAACGCAGAAGGATGCCGGTTATCTTCAAGTGATTATTTTTCTAATCCAAAAACTACTCCAACTGATTGCACGGTATACTGGGATGGGAATGAATGGAAGATCCCAGGCGTCGAACCGCATGAGTATGGAAATACATTAAATGAATATACAGACGAGGTGTCAGATGATGAAATTGACCAGTTTGACAGTATATTCGATGTCCTGCTGGTCAATTCTTATACGCAGGTTGGAGAAAATGATACAGTTGTTCTTCCTGAAGGGATGGAGGAAAGCAAGGGGAAGGCATTGGGAACGATAGATTATCAAAAGATAGGCAACAATACAGTAACTCTCGTAAATATTCCAGATAAATATCTTGAAGGAGCTTCAGAAGTTCGTTATAACGTCAACGGGAAAGAGGAAGTACATACAATCATGGTAGGTGAAAAAACTTCAGAAGGGATAGTATTTACTAAAACGTCTATCTGGGAAGGGGATCTTGATCATACCAGGAATTCTTTGAGACTGGATAACAAGATCGATGCTCGTGACATTACAGTAACTATTATAACACCTACAGATAGTTTCCAGCCAGTACTTGAAGTATCCTCAACGGTAACAGAGCCAATCCGTATTCATCCAGCAATATTTTTTATTATAGGGAATGTCCTGTTTGGTATACTTTACGTTTTGTTCATACTGAGAAATACAGTATGAATGTCTCTCTTTTTTAACAATTAATATATTAGTTTTGTATACAAAAAACCGATTTGTTTATATATATTGTATACATATAGTCATATTGCAAATTAAAAATATTAAAGGTGATACCAAATGAATTGGAATAAATGCATCAGCACACTGACTTTATTTTTGGTTTTATTTTCGATGGTCGGGTCTGCCATTGCATCAGAGGAAGACGAATTACAAAAAATGCAGGATTACATAAACAATACAGATAGTTCAAAAGTTGTTTCAACAGAAGATAACGGAGACAGTGTTAGAGTAATATCAAACACTGGAAAAGACATTACAGACTCAAACCACATATCATCCGATACCGATTCAAACAACAATGACGGGATTAATCCAGACGACATATATTCAGACAAAAAGGTACTGGGCCAGGATGTAAAAGAGGGAAGCTTTCTAGATTTTATCAACCTCAAAAAATGGATCAGTCTAATATTTGTTAATGGGTATGTGTCCGCTGTAGCTGGTTTGGTTTTCGCTGTTGTTGGTCTTGTTATAATATTCGGTTCAGGACTTTCCATTCTTAAAAACGGTGCATCAATGGCTCTGGCAATGTTATCCCTCGACGGCGATGTAGATGAGAAAGTCGAAAAGGTACGTGATTCTGAAAAAAGTACAATAACTCTGATACGCGGGCTAGGCGTAACTTTCCTTGCAATGTCATTGTTCTGTTTTATGATAAATTTTCTTTCGTGAGGTGGCTTTTTGAAAAAATTGTTTCAAATCCTCACACTTTTTCTTTTGATTTCCTTCTTGTGTGTTCCAACTTACGCAAAGGATTTCGGAAGCGTTAAAGTAATTCATACTAACGAAGACGGGTCTAAAACAGATATAACCAACGAGAATCACGAGGTGAGCGATTCAAGCAGTAAACCACATGCTTCTGACGAAGAAGAAACAGAATCAGAAAACAATGATACAAAAGAAAAGTCAGAAGAAGACTCGAAAGGGGGTCTATGGGAAGACAGTATAAAAGCGTTCAGGACTGCTGTATCAGGTGGTCTGGAAGATTTCTCTTATCTTATAATTAACCAGCTGATGGCTGGAAGTGTAACTATTTTTGAAACCGATACAAAAACAGTGGAGGGGGATAATGGTCCAACTAGCTTAATTACTTACAGCGTCAAAAACAAGGAGATAAAGCCTTTCGATCCTTCATTCGTGAGGACAGCGGTGATGTACACAGGTGGTTTTTATTTAATCATCGCGGGGCTTGTAATCCTCGGATCATACATCATGCTAATGCTTTATCAGCATAAAAATACTCCATTCGTGGACTTCATGGCTTCAGTTACAGGGGAAGAAAGGCCATATGATACCAACATGCAGACAACTGCCTGTGTTGGTGCAGGTGTTACCTGGATAATTTTTATCATAGCAGCTATCCTGATTTCTGAATTCCGGAATTTAGTTGTTTATGCAATTTCTCCTAAAGAAGTCACATTACCCGAGATGTATGCAGATTCAATCCCTACTCAGCTGCTTTCCAGCCTGGGTTCTTTCAATAATGCAATGCAATCTACATTAGGCGAATATGGGATTCACGTATTCGCTGCACTAATCTTAGTTACTGCTAGTGCTTCTATTTTTTTATTGATGCTCGGTGCCGTTAGAGAATTCGGATACTTCCTTGTCTTTGCATGGGGAGTCTATACACTGTCAAATTTTATTGATATTATTAACGTTGGAACTTTGTCTGCTGGGGTTCAGCTGTATCTGTATACAGGAAACCCGAACCATATCACAATAGGGCTGATCTTAGGCGGGGGAATCAACCTGTTCATTATTTACTTGCTTATTCGCTATGCAGCATCCCGAATAGGGTATGAATTGTCGGAGGTATAACATGGCTGTAAAAATAGAGAAGACGAGACCTGTAAGATATCAACCTCATGTTATTGTTGAAAAACCAAATCCTTTTGATGGCAGTATTTCAAGTACCTGGAAAGCAATACTCGGGGGTTTGATTTTACTTGAAACAGACCTACTCGGGGTAGGGTTTCTCACATTAAATAAAGACATACTGTTTAAATTGTGGGTATTCAATGCCGCATCATTTGTCTGTATTATTGCAATTATTGTCCTCCCTATTCTCTGGTTATGGTTGGCAGGTAACCAGAAGCGGTTAGATAATACAATTGAAAAAATGGCATATAACAAGAGACTAAAAAAAGGAATTGAATGTCTTTCAATCTTTGATCCAAAGGTCACGGATAGTATTATCCGGAGCATTACAGGCATAATAGGTTATGACCCGGAATCCGGACTCTTCAGAAGCCTCGTAAACGAAATAAAAACGGGGTTAAGGTACCATCTTTATCGTGGTAATTGGTTTGCATCCTATATTTTGACCATAGATTTCGCGGAGACCGATGATATCCTCCTAATTGAAAATATGTATAGCATACTGAAAAAAGTACCTCAAAAACACTACATGAATACTGTAATGCTCACGACCGATACCTTTGCTAATGCAATGAAAGAGTACGAGGAGATGCTCAAGGAAACTAACCTGCCAAAAAACAGGGAACAGGCTTTGTACGGTATACTCGAGCAGTATGCAGGGAACACATCTCTTAAGAAACAGTTGTATATCCTCCACGTCGGACTTCCATTCACAGTAAGCAGAAAAACAGCGGCTGAGAACCTTGTGAAAATTGAAAACTCGCTTATCCAAGCACTTGAGGGCAAGAAGATCCACGCGGAACAGATAAAAGAACCGATCCTTCTTGCGGCTATCATAAAAGGGGCCCTAACAGGAAAAATACACATGGTCAAGGGGATCTAAATGAGCAGTTTAAAACAACAGTTCGAGGACCGGAGAAAGACCAGGGTACACAGCCGGAAAATTAAAAAGCTGGCAAAAGAGCATACGGAATTCCCGGAGAAGATAGACGAAGAGATTTCTCGATTGATGTGTATCGAGGACATAGATACAATTTCGAAAGGACCGGACGCCGGCTATTACACCATATTTAATCGTGATATGTGTGCTCAGGCGGTCTTGATAGGGGTGAATGATCGATACAACGAATTGCTTAAGGGTTTCTCTAAAAATTACGATTTGGGGGTAATTGATAGAGTAATCGGCAAGTCAAAAATAGGGGGAGCAAATGTTATCCTGTCCCATAATATTATTACC